TGCTTGGACAAACTCGCCCATAGCACTGTGTACGTTAGACATATCGGGCGTTGTCGGAGCGAAGGCTTTGTAATCTACAAGCCAGCCATCGGCGATTAAATCTGCAATTCGCGGCCCCAGAACCATATGAGTGAAATATTTACCCAATCCTTTTCCGTCCAAACGCTGGGGGGTTGCTGACAATCCTATATGCTTCGCGCTGCCAAAAAAATTAAAAACCTTTTCCCATCCCGCCGCGCCCATGTGGTGAGCCTCGTCCCAAATAATTAGATCAGGCAATTTAATTTTATGTAGTCTGCGCTTTAAAGTATCAATGCTGCATATCTGCACCGGCTCGTAAGGCTTCGGATGGTAAGTCGCGGCTATAACGCCGTGCGGAATTTCTTCTTTATCAAACGCTTCAATCGACTGGTCAATTAATTCCCGCCTATGGACTACAAATAAGCTATGCCGTTTTTTACTTACCGCGCTGCCTAATATGTGAGCGCCTACCGCCGTTTTACCAAACCCTGTCGGTGCTTGCAACAGTACGCCTTTGTGAGTCCGCAGCGCAACGCGAGCTTTTTGCACTATTTCTATTTGGTTCGGGCGCAAAACAAACTTCATCTAATAGCTCCCATAATAAAGTTCCTGCTCCATCTCTTCCGGCAGCTCTACATCATCGTCTATATTAAGCGCTTTGTACGGTATAGAAATCGAACGCTGCTTAATGCCAGGGGCGAAATTAACGGGATCTTGCCGCTTAGCTCCTGGTATATCCATCAATGGCCGTTTCCAATTAAACCAAACAGTTTCTTTTAACACAATCTCAAGATTAGTTGATTTATTTGCAAACCAAACCGCCTCATCGCGCACCCAGATTCCATATTTCCGCAATATCTCACTCGAAGCCTCGTCATTATCGCGGTGGACTTTCTTAATCAAGTTGCCAATTGTATCCTCTTTCCCTGTAGGCAATTTAATAAATTTACTAAGTATATACATAATGAGCCGTTCAGAATCGTTCTCTTCGTCAATAGCCGTGTGCATTTTCCAGTCATGCTGTTTAATCCACTCTATTGCTTGATCGTATTCTATCCGCTTGGTGCTTGTAAGTGAAAATAGCCCTGCCAGCATCGGGCCGATTTGATCTGCTGCCCGCCGATCCGAAAAAGCTGCCGCAGCGGCTTCAACAAAAATATCGCAATTATCTAAAATCACGTCCAGATATTTAAATGTTCGGTTTAGTAATTTTCTGCCAAAATCCGGCGTTAGAGTTTTCTTAATCTCACGCTCCAATTCCGCATAAAATTTCCCCGCATCCGGCAATTCCGATTTCCTCAATACCAATTGCGATATCCGGCTTTCATCAGCTCTGTGCTTAATCATCGGATTGATACCAAAGAAACAAAATGCCGATCTGATAGTATATTCGATACCTTCCCCACCCGCCGTTCCTTTGCTGATACTGCCCCCCGACGACGAGCGTCTGGCGAGCTGCAATATATTTTCCATTATAGATTTATCTTTCTGCGTTTCGGCTTCTGCCTCATCCATCATGACGGGGCGACCGGAATAGCCGAGCCGCTGCCTGATTGCCGCCTCTGTCGTGCCGCCTTCAAATTTTATTGCCAAATCCCCCACTACAGGCGCAATAATCTTTTCCTTAATTGTTGTCTTACCGCTGTTAAATGTGCCGGTTATCCATAAATGCGGCCTCCATTTTAAAGCCGCGCAAATCGGGGCAATTACACACCATCCAGCCAATAAATCGCCACTCAGTTTATTTTCCCACGATAATTTTGCGCATATCTCACGCAGCCGATTCGCGTCTTTATTACCTAACATGTCGTCGCTGATCTCAACCAGCGTTTCCGCCATTGGGTAAACATACTTGCTTTTAAACTCATAAGGATTAATTTTATCGTCACCAACTACGAGTTGGCCGCCGCAGTGCATTACTTTCTTATCATTATCAATCCACGCACCAACGCCCCTAATATGTATTGGCTTAAATATCCCGATCTTATGCGCCCTCTGTGACAGTTCATTAGCTTTAAACGTAGCCAGTTTTTTATGTGATATTTCCTCGCAACCATATTCCCAAAATTCCAATACCGCCAGCCTGAATAGGTTTACTATATTTGACATGCTGGGCATTGTTAGCCCGACGATTTGGCCGCCGGCCTTGGGCAAAAAATAGTATATTCCCTCATTATGCCCAAGTATTTTAAACGGCTCATCGCGGCGCTCTCTGCCTATAACGGCGGGTAGCCCCCCAGCGAGTTGCAAATCATCCATTTTTACCGGAAGAAAATCGCTAGGGGGATCCATTACAGGCACTAAAGCACCCGCAATTCTATTCTTTATATACTCAGCTCCTATATGTACAAAAGCATCGTTAAAATCGGTGGGCTTTTCAGGAGCTATTCTATCTATCAATTCTACCGAAAATTCCGGCCTCACCACAAGGGCGTTGCCAACTTCCTCACGTGCCAAGTTAGCTTTTATTACTCCTGTGTTGTGGGGAAGCCCCTTTACGACGGTAAAGATGTCGTTATCAGCACAGAAAACAAATTTTAAATCTGGATATTTCTTCCTAAACGCCGCTGCCACCAGTACCAAATTCCCGGCGTCGAAACAGCATACTACCGGCATTCCAGTAACCTCGCGTATCGTTGCGCATGTAGCATAACCTTCGCCGAATAAAATAACCGCACCTGCCGCCGCCAGTTCTTCTTTATTAACTAATGGGAAATAAGCGCCTTTTTTTCGCGCATCGGTCATAAATAATTTATCGCCGTCCTTATCTATGCTTTGTAAGCCGCAGATTTTACTATCAATATACATGGGGATAAGTAGCGAGCCTTTTTCTTCTCTCAACCCGTGTGATTTCACTTTTTTAGCAGCCAAATACGCATGGTCTGAAATTGGCTTCGCAGCATCCCATCGTGCTTTGGCTTCCTTAGCAACTTCCATATGCCGCAATAATTCAGTCGCCTCCCTTAACTTCCTAGCCTCCGCTGCTTTAATTTTAAATGCCGCTTTTTCTTCATCTGTGAATTTCTTATCCACCTTACCGACATAGGAATATTTATCACCCGTTTTATGGTTATAGGCCCACCCGACTGCAAAGCCGTCATCCTCAATTTTTAGGCAATAACTGCCTCGTTTTTGTCCAGGCTTATCAACCGCCAATCTATAATAATGAGGTGCATCATCGGCTGTTATTTCCATTTCTGAGAATGGCTCGCAGTCATTTACTGCTAAAAATTGGGTGAATAATTCTATTGGATCTGATGCAGCATGGGGCATAATTTCTCCGGTTTTGTATGATTTGCATCCCCAAAATACCTCCTTTGAGACTAAAATCAACCTAAATCTTTATGGATTTTTGATATTTTTTGCTTATTTCAAATTCTGCGACAAAAATGTATCTTGCTAATATAGCAATAGAAAAAGTGCCTATTTTAGTGTTGCAAACCACCCCAAATACCCCTGTTTTGAGCGTTTTGTAGTAGCTTGTACCAGAGAACCTATTGTTTTATATGAATTACTACTTACTACACTTTCCCCACGATAGAGACTCTCTCCCAGTATAATATTTTATATTTTATAAATTTATAAATAACGAAAAATACAATTGCGTATATATAATACTATTTATTAGTAGTAATGTAGTAGTAAGAGGGGAGAGCCGCACTTTTCCTAGGGTTTTTGCGACTACAAAAATTACTACAGAGCTGGTACGGCTACAACAGCGTTGTTTGCTAATTTTTATTAATAAAACACCAAGCTTGACTCTCCCTTGCTAATATGGCAATATAGCGGAATGGATAAAAACGCTCAGGACACGTCTGCAACCTCCGTAAGGTGGATTTTACCCAACACTGAGCTAATCGCTCTGTACGAGCATCCTATTGACTCCTTGCCCCCATCCTGCCACCAGTATCAAATCCAACCGCGAGGCGAACATGGGTAATGAGTTGGTGCCCGTGCGTCCGGTTGGACGACCAAGTTCTTTTAACCCCGCTATCGCCGCCTATATCTGCGAACAGCTAGCAATAGGACGCTCACTTATTGCTATTTGTGAAGAAAAGTTAATGCCTGATAGAGAAACCGTTAATAGATGGGGGAAAAAGTACCCAGATTTTGCGGCAGCTATTGCGGGTGCACGCGAGGATCAAGCGGATTATTTTCTTGATAAGCAAATTGAAATTTCTGAGAATGCTAACGCAGAGAATTGGCAGCTAAAAAAATTCCAAGCGGATAACTTGAAATGGGTAGCCGCAAAATTAAAGCCAAAAAAATACGGGGATAAGCAAGATGTTGCAGTTACTCACACGGGAGCAGTTGGCGTCATCACGGCAGATTTGCCAAGTCTTTGTAGACTCATTGCAGAAGCTTCCGGCACTGGAACAAGTATTGAGATTCAGGGAGATGTGCCTTCAGGATCTGTACTTCCTCCTGAGATACGGACTGAATAGACCATTTGTTGACAACGATTGGTGGTTTGCCCGATGCAGAGAGGTGCAGTTTGCGCCGAATGGTTATTTAGACCTTTGGTTTCGTGAGGGCGGAAAATCCACGATCATAACCATCGCCCTTACTATCCAAGATATTTTGCGTGATCCCGAAATTACAGTTGGAATATTCTCGCATACGAAGTCAATTGCAAAATCTTTCTTACGAGTTATCAAACGCGAGTTCGAGAGCAATGAGTTATTGAAAGGCTGCTTTCCCGATGTACTCTACAAAGATCCAGTTGCTGATGCACCGAAGTGGAGCGAGGATGCCGGAATAATCGTCATGAGAAAGGGCAATCCGCCGGAAGCAACCGTTGAGAGCCATGGACTAGTTGATGGTATGCCAACAGGCCGTCACTTCCAATTACGCGTTTATGATGATTGCCTTACAAGCGAGAGCGTGAGCACGCCAGAGCAAATGCGCAAAGTTATTGATGCTATGGACATGTCGAGTAACCTTGGCAGGAAAGGCGGGATTATGCGTATGATTGGCACGCGATATAAACTTGGCGATGCTTACGAAGAATATATAAAGCGCGGTGTCGTTAAACCACGTATTTATCCAGCCACCGACAATGGCCGCGTTGATGGTACGCCCGTCTACCACACGGAAGAAGAATGGGAATTAAAATTACAAAATATGTCACCTGCCATCATCGCCTCACAGATGTTGCAAAATCCATTGGCCGAAGACACGGTGATATTCCAGCCTGACTGGATTAGGATGTGGCCAGCATATTTAGAGAATGATGACGGCAGCTTAAAACGCGATGACAGAGGGCAGCCGATACCGAACGAGTTGCCGGATTTTGAAATGATATTCCTATCGCTCGATGGTGCGTTCTCAGCCAAAACCTCCGCCGATGACTCTTGCTTACTTGCTCTCGGCGTTTTTAAAGCCAATGAAGGCAGTCCAAAATTCTCCGTCATGATTCTTGATTGCTATATGCAGCAAGTTAACTACCCGACATTACGCGATGAAGTTTTGCGTCAATATCAAAATAAATTTGGGTTGAAAGAAAAAGTTGTTGATGGAATTATTGTAGAAGATAAATCCAGCGGCTCAGCGTTGATACCGGAACTGCGCAATGCGGGTATACCAGTTTATCCATATAATCCCGGCAAGCTTGATAAAATTGCCAGAGCTAATCTTGTCTCCCATCTTGTGCGCGATGGTTATTTGTGGATTCCTGAGAGCGATAATTTAAAGCGTCGTGGTTATCCTAAGAAGTGGCTCAGTAAATGGCATGAGCAGATGTTATATTTCCCGAACGTAGCACACGATGATGGTGTCGACAGCGCGGTTATGGGGCTTGCCGTCCTTGATAAAATGGGCTTCTTACGAGGTAAATCTGCGCCGCCACGGCAATTAACGTACTGGGAGCGTTTAGCCAGAGGATCTTATTCCGGCGATGCGGTTAACACCGATGGCTATTAAAAATAATCCTTGCAATAACAAATAGTGTTGCTATAATAGCAATATAACAACCTAGGAGGTAACATGACTGACACAAAACCAACCAAACATCTAACGCCCGATTCTTCAACAATCAACAGCATTGACCACAATGGCGACAAGCTAATCGTTGAATTTAAAAACGGCGGCACGTACCATTACGATGCGCCAGCAAGCGTGTTCGATGAGATGAAGGCCGCACCAAGTGCAGGCAAATATCTGCATGCGAATATAAAAGGAAAATTTAACCATGCTAAAGTTTCTTAAACCGTATTTAATAATAGACCCATTAAAGAAGCGAGAAAAGCTTTACAGAAAGTGGAATGTTAGGAACGAATTTGAACTTGGCCCAATGTTATATGAGGCTTGGTTTAGACGCTTCAGTCCTAATTATGCTAGGCGCAAATTTAAACGGGTTGATATGGTTGAGTTAATTAATTACATGCTTATAACACGGGGGTTTTAATGATTGAATGGCAGGCAACATATAAAGATGGAACTAAGTCAGAAGTTATTATTACAGGTAGGGTTTGCCCATTTTCCCCAACCGAGTCTGTAAAAGAAATTGATTATATTTCTGCTGTAGGAATAGGAGAAGTAAGTATAACTGTTAGGGGGCAAGGC